TCCCTCAGAACCAGTGGATTTTTGGCACAGAGATGACAGTGGAAGACTACGTCGCCACACTTACTACAAACCCAAAGTCACATTCTTCTAAAGACCTCGAGGAACTCAAAGGTATGATTTTAAATGGCAAAACTGAATTAGAACTCGCTAATCACAATTTTAATGCTTGGAGTAGACATTACAGAGCCCTGGAGCGATATCGGATGTTATGTACCACAGCAAGAACTGAACCTACCGAAGTCATCGTGGTGGTCGGACCAACGGGTACAGGAAAATCAAAGTACGCCATGGAATTCTCCAACTCATATTGGAAACAGAAATCAATTTGGTGGGACGGATACTCCGGTCAAGAAACGGTTGTTCTCGATGAGTTCTATGGATGGTTACCATACGACACATTGCTGCGTCTATGCGACAGATATCCGTTACTTGTGGAAACCAAAGGTGGACAGACTCAATTCACTAGTAAGAGGATTATCATCACGTCGAACACATGTCCTTCAAAATGGTACAAAGATTGTTATTTTCCTGCTCTTTGTAGGCGTATATCTAAATTTATTGTTATGCCTAAACTCGATACTAAACTAGAGTTTACTAACTACGAAGACGCTTCGGTAATTATGGAAGCTTTATATTTTAATAAACCATAATTTTATTAATTAAAGGCCCTTCGGGCAGTATTTATATATATATACACGGAGAGCAGTGAGCGTGCTTTACGCTCACCGCTGCGGGGTCGCGGGCCTTCGGCCACGCTCTCCGGTCCCTTCGCGCCGCCCTTCGGGGGCGCATCCGGGATCCACCTCCGCCGGTGGCTAACTTAAAAGATTGTATCAGGGTTGCAGGCATCGACTAACGCAGATTAAGTTCCAAGTTCAATAACAGTATCATCTTCAGCAGCGACAGTTTCACAAACCATTACAGCTGGAGCAACATATGTATCAGCCGTAGAAGTTTTGTATCTATTATTTAGAGGCCATTGACTAATTGGTGCAGTATTAGAAGACTCAATACGATATTTATGAATATTTCCAGGTTCAAAATGGAAATGGAAATCAGTATCAACAATTAAACTTATGGGATTATTAGATCGTGAAATCTTGTTGTCGGATAAATTACCAGTGTCAACAATTTGTCCGACCCAAGTAAAAAGAAGTAATTTAGACCAGCCACCTATCCACTCAAGTTGAGCACGATACGCCGTCGTAGCATCCGCTTTAGTATATCCTTCAGCATTATCCATTTTCCAAGGACTAAACATTTTTGTTTTTTGACTAAACTTCTTTGTAATGTATTGATTTGGACCAATTGCATGATTGTGACATTTTAAAATTTTAAAAAAAGAACAAAATTTACTTGACATATAAGGAGTATACGTAGGATTTTGATGAACCTCAGTTAAAGCATCAGTACCTCCTAAATAACTACCCTGAGTAGGGCCTCTATTCATAGCTGTATTATCAGATCCTTGATATGTTGAAGTTCTAAATAATTGTAATATCCCACTATCATCTGGTGGGATATTAGTCGAACTAGTATCCTTTCTAACTATACATTCATATATCTTTAAATGCATATTACAATTCGCACGGTTCTGAATAGTAAACTTCTTTGTACACAAATCAACTTTCATACGATCAGCCATTGATTGAACAGTGCCACTACTGTTAATAAAAGTAACAGGACGCATTGCACATGCAGCAGTTAAATCTTGTCGAGTATATAATGGAACCGAATAATATGAACGAACACCAGGACCATCACCCAACTTATAAGTAGCATCAGTTTTTTTTATAATCAAAGGCGTACAAACACGGTCCCATAACCATTTACCAATTCTACCACTAACACCAGGTTTCCTACTAACTTTACCTTTTTGCGTACGTCCAAAACGAATTCCACGTCGACCACTAGAATAATTTGCACGAGATCCTCGACCAGTACGTCGACCAGTACGTCGAACTACACTACGCTTAGCTCTTCGACGTCTAACAAAACGTTGAATGGTTATAGTAGCATCACGGCGACGTTTCCTCCGGTTCTCCATTGTATCTACGAACTTTCGTTTCTTGTAATTCGGAGGCATATCTGCTTCTGCTTTTGCGGGATTTGAAAAATAATTGTATGCGACACCTAAGCCTAGAGAGGTACCTGCAGCTAATTCGTAATAAGGTCTCGAACGAGAAAATTGCCAATTTGTATTCTCAGGAATATAATTCGGCGGTAACCCGTCACGGATTGGGAGTATCTGCGCCGTGGTAAATTGTAAAGTGTGGACAAGACTAGGGGTAGGGCACCACTGTCTCCGTCACACACGGGGGGGGTAATACTAGACCCCCCCGAGACATTCTGGCAACAGCCAATCAAAATCATGATTTCGAACCTTCGAAACCTGGAACCACAAGACGCGATTTGATTGGTGATTTTAGAATCGCACTGCCACGTGGCAATCTGAACTTATTTTCAATGTCTCCGACACAATAGCTCATTTCACAATTTGATGACGGCTAGAAACTGGTGCTTCACAATAAACAATCCGGCAATTACTGACGACCTATTCGAAACATGGAACGAATCACAAAATGTCAAGTTTGGAATAATGCAACTCGAAATTGGGACTGCTGGCACCTTACACCTTCAGGGGTACGTGGAGTTCATACAACCTATTCGTCTGGCTGCAGTGAAGAAACTATCAGCAACAGCTCACTGGGAGATCCGACAAGGAAATCGAAACCAAGCAATCATATATGCATCCAAAGAGGAAACTCGCTGTACGGATCCAGCTTTCCCTCAGAACCAGTGGATTTTTGGCACAGAGATGACAGTGGAAGACTACGTCGC